GGATAAGAGTCATTGCATCAACAGTCTCCTGCCTCTTCGTTCCATACGCCGGTCCCATATCTGCTTGTACGTCATATTCCCCAATGCCTGGATTAAAAATCCGCTTCACAACTTTCTGATCTTGCCCAAGTTTCTCCAGATACGCTTGCCGCGCAGATGGGTCGATTTCCAGCTCAATATCATCCTCTTCCTCGGATTGAATCAGCATAAGTCTCTTCGTGTCGTATACCTTCGGAATAAGATCAAGTATCTGCCTCCCGCAGTTCACAATCGCGTCACGAAAATTGTCATGAAAATGATACGTTGCCTTGTCGCCCTGCTCTTGCCTTCTCGAAATGGCCTCTCCCGTCCGCTCGTTCCCCATCATTCCCATTTGATTCTGCCATTGCCCTGATGTCATCATCATCTGGTTAAATGCTGTCTCCATGCCTGTTTGAAGACCTGGGCTTGCCGAAGGTGGTGGGGGCTTTGTCGGAGCTGGAATAGGCGTACCGTCCTCGTCAACATGCTTATACGGCAGCACCGAGTGGTTCTCCGTATTCGCCGAATTCCAATATGTCTCGAGTTCTTCAATAGCGGCTACTGGAGCGATCCACGGAGTCTTCCCCTGCATGGACACGAATTCAACCTGGCCAGATGCACTGTAATTGAACATTCTCTGCGCGTCCTTCATCGCGCGAGTGTGTCCTTTTCGGTCCAGTTGCCCGTCGATAATCGTCTCTTCCCCGATAACAGGAATCAACGGAATGTACTTCCCAGGCCAATCGGTCGAGTCAATCACTTCTTCCCCGGCAATGAGATACCACTCAATTTTCTCATTCCAAACAGCGCGGGTACGAGTTAGCGGGTCGTCCAGCAGAGCACTCACAACCTCCTTCGGGAGCAAACTACGTCTCGCCGTCTTCCTACCATGCGTGGCAGGATCGATGAACGAGATAGCTAAATCCTCCTCCCGAGTCTTCCGATAGTACTCACAAATTCTCACATGATCCGCAGCAAGAAGATCATTATCACCACTCGTATTCGCTCCGAGAGGCGAAAGACGTGCCTTCTCTGCGTACTGCGGATAATTTTCTCTAAACTCATCCTTAGCCATGATAGCATAAACAAACGCATATCGCATATCGCTCTTATCCGGCTGTTTGCAGTCCGGGTCACAATACACACTAAGCGGATCGAGGATTGCCTCGATGTAAATCTCTTGATCAAACGTATCCGGCCCTGCGTAGTCTGTCTTCAATCTCCACCAGCCGATTCCGCCCTTCACCTGCCAGCTTCGTGCAACCGAGTACGCAGCTGCGGCTTTCGAGTTATACTCGATATGACGAATTATCTGCTGCGCAACTTTTGCCGAATCAACACTTGCACCACCCCCCGTAGCGCGAACTTTAATTCCCGACTTACTTTGCTTTCCCTCGTTGATTATCTGCAAATTATGCTGACGAGTGATATTCATCGTCAAGCAAGGTTTTTGATCCACATCCCTCGCCCGTCGAATTGCATTCGGCCACTGATACGCATTGTCACTATCTGCCTCGGCAAACTTGATATCATTAATAAACCTTTCACGAGACGAACTCTCCCACTCGCAAACCAAATCCCACCTGCGTTTTGCCTCCGCAACTACCGGATCATTGCTGAGCAGCAGCTCCGCACCATCTTGGGGCTCAATCTCAGCCATCAACTTCCCCTTTCTTGTTCATGTCAGCCCATCCAGCCGTAACCAGGGGCAGAGTCTGAGAAGGCATTCTTCGCACGACGAAGACGTTCTTTGATCCCTGCAAGGGACTTCGTGCCCTTGATACTCGTCGCCATAGTCATAAACGCATCGGCGCCATTCGAGGAATTATCATGCAGCGGTTGGTCGGAAAGCTGCCCATCGACAACTTTGAACCTGTAATGCCGGAGTCGATCTAACCCATCCTGACACCGCTTTGCGTCAAAGTAACAATTTGGAAAAACAAGTCTCGCCGCGTTAATCGCATTGGCCTTTTGCGCGACACGAGGAACTACAGTTACATTCGAGTACGCTGCACGGACAATTTGCTCAATAGAACGTTTCTCGCCTAGCCTCTTTGCTTTTGCATCGTGCGGGAGATAAAACGTTCCGAATACGTATGGTGTTTTCTGGCATTCTTTGAGGTAATAATGGATGTCCTGCTGGGAATCCTCGAAGTACCCCAGTAGGCGGTATTGCATAGCAACCCGTTGGGCGAACCAAATACTTGTCATGTCCCTCCGACCGAGATCCCAAAACGTATCCACTGGCGTCTCGCGATCCCACGGAACATCACAGATCCTCCCCTCCTCCTGTGTCTTCCGAAGTTCTCTCGCAAACACTGCTCCTTCAAGCGTTTGCAGACAAAACCCTTCCCACACGTTAAGAAACGAGTCGTAATCGCGTTTTTTCAAATCCTCAAGTTCTTCTAGGAGCTCCGGCGGGAACCACGGATTGTCTTTCCAGGTCATTTTAACCACGAAAGACGAACTTGGCGGTTCTTTCACAAATCGCTGATATGTGTAGTCTGTTTCCAGTTCCGGATTGAACGTTATCCAGATCTCGCTCCCAGTCTTCCGCACCGTTGGGATGAGAATTTCCCACGAGTGCCTCGAGACCTTGTTTGCTTCTTCCACCCAGCAGTAATCAATTCCCTCATATGATTTAATCTTCGTCGGATTGTTTTTAATCCCAGCGAAAACGAAAATTGTCCCGTTTTTGCCAATAATTTCCGCCTGTTGGATAATGTAGAAGGACTCCAACCCGAGCGCGACAATCTGATCACTCAGCAGTTTATGTACAGATTCCGAGATCGAGTTCTGATACTCGCGAGCACAAAGCACCCGGATGGCTTTCTCCGTTCCGAGCAGCAACAAGGCCCTGGCGCATCCCCAGCTTCGACCAGCACCTCGCCCGCCGTAAAGCACCTTGTATCTCTTCGGCTCGAAGAGGCATTTAAGTGGCTCGGCGAATTGTGCTTGTACGGGCATTAGATGTCACCATGGCCTTGTTTGATGGTCAAACATGACGCTTCGCGTCAATCCCCTTACTTCTTTTTCTTCCCGTCTCCCTTCTGCGAATTCACCTTCTTAATCGCAGCCATATCCACCTTCTTGTCCAACGGAGTTCCCTCGAACTTCTTCATTGTCAGCTTGCCAGCTTTGCCAGCTTTGCCGTTCTTGCCCATTGATTTCTTTTCCATACCGCGCACACTCCAAAAGGTGGGAGGGGAGAAATCCCCTCCCTAGTTCACCCGATGATTACATCACCACGTCACTCTTCACGTAGATCACGCCAGACCCACCTGCCCCGGTAACCACAATCGCACTCAACGCAGTAGTCGTATTACCAGTCGTAATCGTGCAAGCCCGAATACTGCACGTACCCGCCGTCGGAGTGACCCAAGTCGTCGGAGTCGCGCCAATGGACTCGGCAAACGTCCCAGTAGTAGGAATAACTACCACCGGAGTCGTTCCACGCATCTGGCTCGGCAACGGAAGGTTCAGCACCTGCGCACTGGTCGTCGTGGCAATACCAGTGATCCCAGTCGCCGCACCACTCGCCGGTTCGTTGAGCTGGAAGAAGAACCGCTGAGTTTCCGACGCAACAAGCCAAGCAGGGATGAAGTCATACGTGGACGGACCGGCAACAGTGCCATTCACTTGCTCCAACTGCACACCAGTCAGCGCAAAGCCGTCAGTCGTGCCAGAGGCCGAGCCGACCGGAGTGAAGCAAATTTCCACACCAACCTCGTTCGTCCCAACCGGAATGGCAACCGCCGGAGTGTTGTATCGAGACCAACTCGCACTAGTCACAGGCAGATTGACAGTCGTCGTGTTGGCAATGGCAATACCCGTCCAGGCCGGGGTAATCGCCGGAGAGGCAGTAAGCGTAGCCAGCCCCTGATCCGTGCCGGTGCCAGTGATAACATTCATCGTCACCGCACCGTTTGTGCTGGTCAGCCCTGTCAGAGCCTGCAAGTATGCCGACAACACGACATTCTTCCCAGCCAGCGAAACCGCTCGCGCCGACTCGATTTCCTGAATCACGCACACTGGTTGCGTCAAGGCACCGGAGTTCCGATATACCGAAATACTCTTCGAGAACACAGCAGGCGCCGCCGGACTCGCCGTGATGCTCTGCGACTTGCCAGCACCACTCCCCACGTTCGTATCCACAAACCAACGATCAGCGGAGAATTGCAAGGCAGTGATAGTGGTAGTTCCACCGACGATTGCAGTCGTACCTTGCTGCGCGACATCCATCGCACCATTGTCGAG